GCGCAGTTAACATCGAGTCTCGCGCTGATGGTATTTACGCTGATTTCAAAATCGCTCAAACCACTGCTGGTTCAGATGCTTTAGTTGAAGCAGCCGAAGGACTACGCCCGGCATTCAGCATTGAGGCTATTGGTCAAGAATCAGAAATCATTGACGGCGTAACGGTATTTAGCCGCGCCGAATTGGTGGGAGTTGCACTCGTCACCAACCCAGCATTTTCTAGTGCAGAAATCACTAAGGTCGCTGCATCAGAAGCCGAGGAAACACCCGTTTCTGAGGAGACAACCATCGAGGAGGAAACTGTGTCAGAAAACACAGCCCCAGTTGAAGCCGCAGAAACAGTCGAAGCTTCAGCACCAGTTGTAGGCCTTGCCTTCACTGCACCTCGCTCCCCAATCGTTGACGCAGGTTCTTACCTAGAACACAGCGTTAAGGCGAAAATGGGTGACGAGGATTCCCGTCAGTATGTTCTTGCAGCTGACGATTCAACAAGCACCAACACTGGTCTAACTTTGCCTAACCACTTGGCACAGTTCATCACCAGCGACTTCGAAGGCCGTCCAGCGATTGACGCAATCTCTCGCGAAGCACTACCTGCTTCAGGAATGTCATTCACCATCCCACGCTTGGGAACAAAGCCAACTGTTGCAGCAGTAGCAGAAGAAGGCGCACCATCTGAAACTGGTATGACCTCTGACTACATCACAGTTGACATTGCTAAGTACTACGGCAAGAACGAAGTTTCTTTTGAACTTCTAGATCGTTCAAACCCAGCGTTCTACGCAGAACTTGTACGCCAAATGCGCTACGCATACGCTAAAGCAACCGATGCAGCAGTTATCGCTTCATTGGGAACTAACGGCACTGCAAGCACAGGTGTTGCAGCAACTGCAGCAGGACTTCAGAGCTTCATCGCAACTGAATCAGCAGCTGCATTCAAAGCAACTGGCGAATACGCATCACGCTTGATTGCATCTCCAGATGTTTGGGGTTCAATCATGGGCTTTGCAGATTCAACCGGTCGCCCGTTGTACTTTGCTAACAACCCAAGCAACAACCCAGGCCAAGTTAATGGCAACACTGTTGTTGGCAATGTTTTGGACAAAGCACTTTATGTAGATCCATTCATCACCACCACAGGTATGGTTGACGATTCAGCATTCTTGGTTGCACCTGGTGCAATCACTTGGTACGAATCACCAACAACCCAACTTCGAGTTGATGTTTTGAACACCGGACAGGTACAAATCGGTCTTTACGGCTACGGCGCAATCGCAGTCAAGAAGGCAACCGGTATCCGCCGTCTCAACATCGCTTAATTTAAGCAGGGTGGTGGCTAGCGGATGGTCACCACCCACCTAATTCGTAAGGAGTGCCAATGTCATACGTCACAGTTGCTGAACTGCGTGATGCTCTTGGCATTGGCGCTCTCTACGATGACCCAGACATTCAATCTTGCATAGATGCAGCTGAGGAAATCATCCTTCCAATGCTCATCCAACACACTATCCCAGTTATCAAACAGAAGTTGGAATCAAATGTGGCAACCGTTACCACAACTGCACCAGTTACTTTTGTTGTTGGAGAAACTGTCCATAGCGACATGGGTAGTCCTTTTAACGGCACAATTGTTATTACTGAAGTTAGTGATTACACAATCTCTTGGGCTAAAGTCAATGCTAATGTAACCGAGCGTTATGTGATTCCTCACGCTTGGATTGGACACCAAGCCGACTGGACTGGTGTCGAGGCTGTTCATCAAGCTCTACTTATGACTGCAGCGGATGTTTGGCAATCCCGTACAGCAAGCAATGGGCAAGGCGTGGGCGTTGATTTTGCTCCTGCACCTTACCGCATGGGCAATAGCCTTTTAACGCGCGTGAAGGGGCTTCTAGCGCCTTACATGAGCCCTTACACGTTCTTAGGGTAGCCAGATGAGTTTCGCATCCGTCCGCACCAATCTAGCCACAGCTCTAACGGACAATAACAAGTGGCAAACCTTTGCTTATCCAGCAGATTCACCAACCGCCAATTCAGTGATCATAACCCCTGGCTCACCCTGGGTTGAACCATTGACCATTGGTAAGAAATCTATGACTGTGAACTACCGCATCAAGGTTTGCGTAAACACAGCTGATAATCAAGGCGAACTAACTAAACTCGAGGACAACATCACTCGACTAATTGAACTTATGCCTACATGGGCACAAATCAAATCCGTATCCGCACCACAAGAACTTCAAGTAGGAACGGCCTACTTGACTGTCAGCGACCTCGATGTAGAAGTCGCAGTATCTTTCTAAGAAAGGAAAGACATGGCAACAACCATCCTCAACGGCGGAACGCTGACGCTTACAATCAACAGCATCGCCCGTTCAGAACAAATCACATCAGCAGTTCTGACTGTTGAACAAACCCGTAATGCTTACAACCTTATCGGTGGAACTAAGGCATTCAAAGTTGTAGATAACAATGTGACTCTTGCAGTTGAAGCACTACAGGACTGGACTTCCGGAACTTCAGATTTCATGGATGCTCTTTGGACTGCAGCTGGTACACCTGACACAAGCATTCCGTTTGTTCTTACCTGCAACAGCCAAACCTTTACTGGTAGCCTTTACCCTGAATACCCAGCAGTTGGTGGCGCAGGCAATGACGCTTTAACATGGTCTGTAACCTTCCAATGCGCTGGCGTACCAACTAAAGCATAAGGAAACTAAATGAAAATCCGCATCATTTACATAGACGGCACAACAGCTGATACGGCTATCCGAATCAGCGACCGCTATGCATGGGAAAAGAAACACAACAAGTCAATAAGTGAGTTTGAAAAGAACCCAGCGTTGGGTGACATTCTTTGGATGGCACATCGAGCTTTGCAACGAGACGAACAGAATCTTGCACCACTCGAAGTTTGGATCAATCAAGTTGACGATTTTGATGTGGTGGATTCTGACCCAAAAGCCTAGAGCAGGGAAGTGTGGGGCGACTGGTAGCCGAATTAGCAGTCGCCACACAAATCCCACCCAGCGTTTGGCTGGAACAAGATGACGAAATCATCTGGACAGTGATAGAGATTTTGGAGCAAAGGAACAATGGCTAAGGAAACAATAAGCATCAAGATTAATGATGCTGACTTGCGTGACCTTCAGCGTGCCATTTTTCGGATGGAAAAAGCAGTTAAAGATGATCTAAAAGCAGATGTAATGGACATTGCTAGAGATACTGTTCCAGAATTTCAACGGGCAGCCCAAACAACTAGACAAATTAAATTACGCCCAGCGGTTAAATCTCGCAAAGATGTGACTCCTATTATTGAATTTGGCGGTGCGGCTCGTGCCGGTGTGTCTGGTGGTGCTTCATATAGCCAGCTTTTGTTTGGTACTGAATTTGGTGCTATCAAAGGATTTTTGCGCAATGGTGGACGAGCATTCCCTAAACGCTCACCAAGACAAGGCAGAGGCAATAAAGGGTATTGGATATTTCCAACAGCCCACAAGCTTCAACCGATGATTACAAGACGCTGGTATCAAACTGTTGATTCTGTTCTAGATAAGTGGGTGCAACCATAATGGCAATGGATTACAGAACTTTAAAAATGGCATTGCTGGCCGACACCAGCAAATTTACTTCAGGTTTAAGTAAAGCACAGCGAGATACACAAACTTTCGGTGGCAAGATGAAAGGCATCGCCAAAGGAATTGGTCAAGCCTTTGCTGTTGCTGGTACTGCTGTTGCTGGATTTGCAACTAAACTAGCAATAGATGGTGTTAAAGCGTATTCAGATTTTGCTGAAACTACATCAAAAGTAAATGTTATTTTTGGTAAAAATGCTACTGCAATTGAAGAGTGGTCAAAGACCGCAGCTAAATCTTTTGGTCAATCTCGAACTCAGGCAATGGATGCGGCTTCAGAGTTTGCTACTTTTGGTAAATCGGCTGGTCTTCAAGGTAACAAACTTGTCGGCTTTTCAAAGAAACTTACTGTACTTGCCTCTGATTTGGCTTCGTTTAACAATACAAGTCCTGAAGAGGCAATTGTTGCAATTGGTGCAGCTTTGCGTGGCGAATCTGA